TTTACGGTTGCAGTCTTTCCATAGATCGTATTGCCGGGGTGATTTTCTAACAGCCAATACGCAACTGGACGACCAAACTCGTTGATCTCGACACCCATACGAATCTCGTTCGCATTGTTTGTCGCCTTCATGTTGTACTGTTCGTCGAGATAATCAGATTCGATGAACTGCAAAGCGAACCCGTATGGATTCTCTTTAGTCTCGACAAACCGAACCAAGCATTCACCATCACGAGCAACATTGTTGATGAACATCTTTTGGCAATCAAGCCAAGACATCTTGCCGTCCATCGTGCAAATGCCTCTGGCTCCCCACTTATCGAAATTGCGTTCGATGATAAGATTTCCGACAGTATCAAGGGATTTATCTGAGTTGCGACCGCGAACCTGTGTTCTGACTCCAGTTGCACCGACAACATTGGTCGTAATCATCTGAATATAACGAGCCGCATAATCATTATTTCGTGCAACATCACGGCAACGATCCCGAACTTGACGCAGTGCTGGGCGAATTTCTGAATCCGCACTTAGCGTATTTGCGACAAAATCAGCAAATAACCGACCAGTTGATGCAGCCGTGTAAGACCGCTTTTCTTGCCGACGAACTGCAATCTGTTTTTTAGTTCTGAATACGTCTAAAATTCCCATTTCAGAACCTCACCTTGATCATTGAACCAGTTGATTGACCAGATAATCTCCGAGCCTCTCGACGCTCTTTGACCTGTTCAGCCTTGTAATAGTCTCTCCATTCAATCAATTCAGCGATTGAAAGTTTGCTGATCGACCGACCATTAATCGAGTAGCTTGAAACATCTGCATCACCACGACCTGACAGCAAAGATTCAATCTTTGTAATCATTATGTCAGCATGAGAACGAGGATCAGCCGATCCAATATCTAGATCGGGACTGATGATCCAGTTACCACGCTCAATGACGAGCCTGTTAGCACCAGATGAGATTTCAAGTTGCCAGAAATAATTGCCAGCAAGGAACGCACTTGATGTCGTGCTTGTTACTGTAAACAAATAATCGGAATCATTAGCCGTACCGACAATCAAAATTTCAGATGCTGAATTGCCAGCTATCTTGGCAACATAGGTCGCCGTATAAGTTGCATTCGAGTAATCAGGGAGCGACCTTCTCCACAACAGATAATCGCCGACCACGATATTGGTCGGAGTAACCATTGGAGACTGTGAAGCATCGAACAAATTAGCCATTTTATCTCCACGAATTGACAAATCCGTTTGGTTTAGACGAACGCCTGACGGGACGTTGTATCATAACTTTATCTTGCACCGTCTCTTTTACCTCATTTTCTGAAACGACAGAAACGGATTGCTTCTCGTATCGATCTGCAAGCTGTTCCAGATTCGTATTCAGAATAGCCAGAGCAGCCGTTGCATAGACTCTGCAATCTAAAGCCTCATTCCTTGGTCGCATTTTCTGCCATTCTCGACGCATAAAGCCCTTGTGAAACTTCTTAACCTGTTGCTCTGCGGTCAACTGTCGGAAATATTCAGAGTCATAATGATCTGGGAAATGACAATAGCCCGGCCCTTCTTGAGTGATCTTGAATCTTGAATAGACGGTTTCTTTCGCAGTATCTACCCCGACAGGGAATAGCTTGATCTTTCCGATGTTATTTGTTGTCGGTCTGGTGATGATCGGTCTGCCTTCTCCACCAATGCCCTTGATAGCAAAGAATCGTCGTCCTTCTCTTGCCCTCGCATAATTATAGACCGCTTGAGTATGATGACCTCCTGAATCAATACAGGCAGAACGAACAGGAAACTCTTTCCCGTTTTCTTTCCTGAAATTCTGGTTCAGTACAAAATCTAAATCTTGCCAAACTGTACTCGATGACGGATCACCATAAATCGTTTTGTAATCGAGAGACCAAGATTCCTCTGATCTACCCCACCCGACAATCTCGACCTCAAGCCGATCATCCTGAACGTCTACGCCAGCCGTGATGATGACAACCTTATCATTCAGATGCTCCCCGTATTCTTCCCGACGATTGGCTAGATCAAGATCGTCAACCCGTTCGCCTTGCTCCTCCCAAGTCTCTCCAAGATAGGTGTTTACCCATACTCTGAGCGTTGCTGGTTGCCCTCTAGCATCAAGAAAATCACGAACTCCGTCTGAAAGCATCATCCAAGACGAGTACAAAGCGTTGATTTTGAACCCTGCGACACCGTTAAACTCCCGATCTGTTCGCCATTCACCTCGGCGAATAGAACGAAAACGCTTTGAATCGTCCCATTGAGAGCCACATTCCTCGCATGAATAGGTCGCAGAATCGGGATCATCCTTGTTAAAAATTACATTTTGCCAACGCAAAGTTTGGAAATGATTGCAATCTTGACACGGAACATAGAACTCACGCTGATCTGAATCGTTAAAAGCCTGTTCAATTCGTGAATTATCTTTAATTGTTGGAGTTGATGCCAAGACGATCTTCCGATTCCAGAAGGTCACAGACCTTTTCTTGGCAAGCAAGATCGGATCACCTTCCGAGCCAGCCGACACAGGATACCGATCAACCTCGTCGCAAAGCACTACTCTGATTGGACGACTGGCTAGAGCCGATGCAGAGTTCGCACCAGTGACCGTGATATGACCGCCGGGGAATATTTTGTGAAGTGTTGTATTGCCTGAGTCTCTTGTTCTCGGATCAGCAACCTTGCCATGCAAGCATGGTGTGTCTCGTAGCATTGGAGATAACCGATCTTTTGACCAAGCCTCTGCCATCGAAAGCGTTGGTTGCACGACTAAAATCGGTGATGGGTCTTGGTCGATATGATAGCCGATCAGATTATTGATGATTTCGGTCTTGCCGATCTGAGCCGACGACATAATAACAATCTCTGAAATATTAGGATCAGAGACAGCATCCATGATACCACGTTGATATTCTGCTCTTGATGTATTCCACTGCCCAGCTTCAGCCGATGCTTCAGGGCTGAGTTTCCGATTCTGATCTGCCCACTTGCTCACCGTTAGATTCGGTGGTGATCTCCACATCCTCTGAACCATCGAACTCGTCGGATTCGCTTTCAACGGGACGAATAGGGTTGATCGTTTTGATTTCAACATCTGCCAATTCATTCAATGCTTCATAAATTTCTATCTTAATAATTTCTCTAGCCTCGTTGATCGTTTCAGCAGCACATACAATCGGAGCAATTTTATTCGGTATTGATAACAGTCTTGCTCTAGCATTAGCAACCATTGCTGACCATGCTTGTTTTGCATCATCAGCAGGAATCAATTTGCTATCGAGTTGTGCGTTTTCTTTCTCAGCCATCTCCGCTCTGGCTTTAGTCAATCGTGTTCGATAGGTTGAATAATCATCCCCATGAACATCGCCTTGAATTTTCCTATCTCTTAAAAAATGAATGTATGCTCGAACAACAGGAACAAGTTCATACCTTCCACGTTCTGCTCTAGGTATAATACCTTGATTAACTAATTGATTTACTCTTTGAGGAGTAAGATCAAGCAGTTTTGAAATCGTATCTAATGGATATGTTTGTGCTGACATTATATTTGTTCAATTTTTGGAGCGTGAAGGTCGGTGCTACCCCGCCGCTGTAATGACTGGTCGTCATCCATCGCTTGCTTTTCACGCTTAGGATATGGTTTCGATAATGGCACAATACGAATTTTCATATCTGAATCAAGTGGCATAACATAACGATGTTTTCCAGAAGTTTTTATTATTTTGCATTCGCTAGGTTTGACTGTTTTTCTTTTAACACCTTGTTGTATATTCCATCCTTTTTCTGAAACTTGTCTGCTATGAAGTCTTTTACCATTATGCCAAAATTCTTTGCTCGGTGCTGTATCACCTATATAAATCCAATTACCCGCTTGATAAATTCCACCATGATGACCGTATTGAGGATCAGCAAAACTAACAATTAATCTTAATTTTGAATTATTATCTTTAAGAAATTTGATTGCAAATTTTACAATTCTTGAAACTGGTGTCATGTGATTTGTTAACGCAATCCTTGTAAGTTCACACCCTTCTGTTTGCGTTAAATTATATGGTGATAATAAATTGGAAGATGCTCCTCTACTGAAAATTACAACACCTATAAATTTATTGTTTTCCCATGCACCTACTTTAACTAATGGTGGGACAGGGATGCTTTTGCTATAATGCCAATTTTCACAAGCATATTTTGTTGATTCATGTGTTGCCCAACCTATTTTTAATTCAGGCTTCATGTTCTCTCGCATCAAATTTATGACTGCATTCTGGGCATTTAACATATTTTGGATCAAGTTTATCTAGTTGACCTTGATCTTCTACAGTCCCCATATCAAATTCTTTTTCATCTAAATGAATGCTCAATTCATCATCTGAAAACCCTGTTATTTCGAGGTTGAAATTATCAATAGATAAATCTTTCAATTCTAATTTTAATAATTCTAAATCCCAATCTGCATTCATAGCTATTTTGTTATCTGCTATTACATAGGCTCTTTTTTGGTTTTCACTTAAATGCAAAAGACGAATGCAAGGAATTTCTAGCATTTGTAAAAGTTG